AGAAGTCAATATGAAAAAATTTATATTGTTCGTTCTCTTGTAGCAACTCGTGAGATTGGTTTTCTTCCTGGAGATCATGAAGATAAATCTTCGTTATATCAAATTCCATATAAAAATATGGTGAAGTATATGTTTGAGATGCCAGATGAAGCATCGTTTGAAATGCTTTATGGAAACCTCAAAACACAAGGAACGATTAGTTTTTGGAGCACTTCTTTTATTCGCGGAACTACTCTGGACAATTCAATCATTATCGTAGATGAGTTTCAAAACCTGAATTTCCACGAACTTGATTCAATCATTACTCGTGTTGGTGAAAATTCTAAGATTCTTTTCTGTGGTGATGCTACTCAATCAGATCTTATTAAGACTAATGAAAAGAACGGCATCATTGATTTCATGAAGGTTCTTCGTGTAATGCCATCAGTTGATATTGTTGAATTTGGAGTGGAAGATATTGTTCGCTCTGGATTAGTGAAAGAATATATTCTTGCTAAGATGGAAGTAGGCGTATGAGTTTCCATCATTGTAATTACTTAGGTGATCTTGAGTTAGAAAAGAAAGAACAAAATGGAATCCGTTTGTACCATCTTCCTGATGGACAATGGGTTCCATCAATTACGTCTGTTACTTCATTTTATAATCGTCAAATCTTTGTAAAGTGGCGTGAGCGTATTGGACTTGAAGAGGCAAACCGTATTACTAAAAGAGCAACTGCAAGAGGAACTGATTTTCACCAAGTCTGTCAAGATTATTTGGAGAACAAAGAATTGGATTGGAATAATTACCAACCAATGACTAAGATTATGTTCATTCATGCTAAACCTTATCTTGATAAGATAAATAATATTCATGCGATTGAAAGAACACTTTACTCAGAGTATCTTGGACTTGCAGGACGAGTAGATTGTATCGCAGAATATGATGGTGAGCTAGCAGTTATTGACTTTAAGACATCTGAAAAAATTAAACCAGAAGAGTGGATTGAAAATTATTTCGTTCAAGAGACTTTCTACGCTGCTGCGTATTATGAATTGACGAAAATCGTACCAGTTAAACTCATCACAATTATGGTTACTCCTGGTGGAGAAGTCAAAATATTTGACAAAAGAAACAAAGGAGACTATATTAGACTATTAGTTCGTTATATTAAAGAATTTGTACATCACAATACTAGGCAAGATGGAGAATGAACTAGAGAAAGTACTAGAGAGTAAATTTTTCTGTCCCTCCAGATTTGCACAGGAGATCGAAAATCTTGTGCAGGTTAATGCAGACATGAATTACATTGATGCAATTATATATTTTTGTGAGCAGAATAGCATTGATGTAGAGTCTGTTCCAAAACTTATTTCAAAGCCACTGAAAGAAAAGATTCGTTATGAAGCAATTGAGTTAAACTTCTTAAAGAGGAGTTCCAGGGCAAAATTGCCTCTTTAATCCATTTTTGGGCGCAAAAAACCCCGGCAAAAATTTTCCTATATTACTTTTTTTGAATGATGCCATACGATGCATATAAAGAATATCTTGCGCTAAAAAATCACTTCACGAAAGATAATTACGATTATCATAAGTATTGTGGTAAAAGTCGTGCAAGTGTTCAATCATTCTATAAACGTAAAGATAGAATGTGGTTTGAAAAAGTGGCACGACAAAAATCAGACAAAGAGGTTGTAGATTTTTTTGTAGCTAATTTTGTCTCTTGTCCAGATCCAGAAACACTTTGGATTGGTGAGATGATAAGAGAAGGTGAGGGAAGATACCAGCAATGGCAAAAGAAAATTCAGTCATTATCTTATTTCTTTAAAGATGAAGTGCAGCAATTATTCGATGCTCATAAATTTAAAGAAGTTTTTAATTGCTCAAAGGGACATCCTCCAATTTTAAAAATGTTCCTGAGCGGTAAAATTAGCCTAGAAACCCTAGTCATTTGTGATAGAATATTCCTGTTCGGGAATACGTTTGATGAAAAACTTAAGGATCCTGTGTGGGAAACCGTAAGTAAAAGAATAAAAAAATATAATCCGTTTCTAAATATTGATGTATTTTGTTATCGTAAAATTTTGAAAGAAGTAATTCTGGGAGAACAATGAGTTTTTTTAGTTCTGAAGTCGTTCGTGCAGAGATGGCAGAAATCTCTGAACTTCAAGAGGAAATTTATACAAGTGTGTTTAAATTTCCTTCAATGACAAAGGATGATAAAATTAAACATGTAAATCTTTTAGAAAAACTTTTGGATAAGCAAAAAATTCTGTATACCAGAATGAGTTTATCTGATGATCCTGAAGCTAAAGAAATGAAGCAGAGGATTGTTGATTCTGCTAAAATGATGGGACTTCCCCCTGGAGTCGATATGAATGTTATTTTTAATAACATGTCAAATATGTTGGAAGTCATGAAAAATCAGATTGACAAAACTGGTTCAGATCTGTAGAATAACGAAGTACACAAAAGCCAAATCTAACCAATACGAGGTACACAAATGTCTTTCGCTAATCTTAAAAAGCAATCTTCTCTTGGTTCTTTGACTCAAAAACTAGTCAAAGAAGTTGAGAAAATGAGCACTACTTCTAGTGGTGCTGATGAGCGTCTTTGGAAACCAGAGATGGATAAAACTGGTAACGGTTTCGCAGTCATCCGTTTCCTGCCTGCCCCTGAAGGGGAAGAACTTCCCTGGGCAAAAATGTATTCCCATGCCTTTCAAGGTCCTGGTGGTTGGTACATTGAGAACTCTCTGACAACTATTGGACAGAAAGATCCTCTAGGTGAGCACAACCGCGAACTGTGGAATACTGGTTCCGAAGCAAATAAAGAAACTGTTCGTAAGCAGAAGCGTAAACTGTCTTACTACTCCAACATCTATGTGGTAAAGGATCCTACTAACCCTCAGAATGAAGGCAAAGTCTTTCTATTCAAGTATGGTAAGAAAATCTTTGACAAAATCATGGAAGCAATGCAACCTGAATTTGAAGATGAAACGCCAATCAATCCTTTTGACTTCTGGCAAGGTGCAAACTTCAAACTGAAGATTGTAAAGAAGGATGGTTACTGGAACTATGATAAGTCGGAATTTGGTTCTGTAGAACCTCTTCTGGACGATGATGAGGCAATGGAAGCAATCTGGAAGAAGCAATATTCCCTGACTGCTATTACTGCTCCCGATCAATTCAAGTCTTATGAAGATCTTGAGCGTCGTTTGAAGATGGTTCTTGGGCAAAAAACATCTCCCACTCAGTCTCGTGCTGTTTTGGAGCAGGAAAATAATCTTGAGGAATATGAGCAAACCTCAACTGTTCAAGATCGTGTCGTTGAAGAACTAGAGCAATCTTATGCTCGTTCTAAGACTCCTTCTCTTCCTAAGATTGCTCAGGAATCTGATGAAGATGAAGATGATGCTCTTGCTTACTTCCAGCGTCTTGCTGAAGAGTGATCAACTGTAAAGTCTGATATTATCGCCTCTCTTTAGGGTTTCAGTCACATATTGGCTGGAACCTTTTTTATATGGCATGAGTCTATCAATGTCATCAAATACAATTCTCAAATAATCTGGTTTTAGAACGTATATCTCTCTTTTTTTGTTTTCTAATTCAGTCTCATAATCATAATTAGTTACTTCCTTTAAAAAGTTTGAAGCAACTTCTTGATTTCCTGTTATTTCATCATAATATGAAAATGAGAAATCTGAGTTTACAATAAATCCACTTGGCATGAGAATGGTTCCCTCAGAGTTGACAATTTCTGTCGTCTCATAATGATGAATTTCATATAATTTTTCATATGTTCCATATTTTCCTATTAAATATGAATCAAAATCTGTTTGACTTATCGGCCACTCTGTTTGAACATTGAGAATATTATTGGAAAGTAAAACCACCCAATCTAAAGTTGCGTCTTGGTACACTTTATGTGCAACATTATCAGGTCTTTCATTACCTCTAATTATGTACTGATCAAAATAACCAGTATTTTGATAAATGTCTGGACGAAGTTTTACTCTCTTAAAAAGATTCTTGACTTGAACGTAATTAGAAATTTGTTTAGCATCTTTGATTCTACTTACATAATCTAAATTGGGAACTTGTCTGAAATACGGTTTTGCCATGATTAGTATCCTATTTGATTATTTAACTCAGCATATTCATCATTAAACACTGGCTCAAGTTCTTGGAATTGCATTGTCATGTCATAACTTACGAGATAGCCATCAGCGTGTGCTGTGTAATATCCATCTGGAGTATAATTTACAGAGCAATTCATCAGAGCACATTCTTTTATTTTATTGACTCCTGGATGATTGCCATTATTATGTCTATATTCAATTAAAAATGTATTTGGACTTTTTAAGAAATATGAATTTTGAGTTCTTTTTGGTGCCATTCCTTGCTTAAAAAATCTAATGATATTGGCAATTGTTTTTGCTTCAGATGCTTCTCTTGCAGAGAGTTTGAATGTAAAACTAAAATTTCTAAGAGAAGGACTTTGAAATAAAAGTTCATTATTATCATTAACAACTTGTCCTTCAGATCTTTGGAGAGCGTTTTTTTGAGTGACTGCCTGAGTAATTAAAGCACCAAATGCCGCTTTTTCTGCAGCAGCATCTTTTTGAAGTTCAGATGCGGCAGCTCCTGCTGTTTCGGCAGCAGCTCCGAATCCTTTTGTTATTCCAGCTTTCATTGCATTAATTTGAAAAAGTTGCAGCGCATTCATTGTATCTTCACCCCAAACAACAGCATTTCCATCCAGTATTCCGCTTTGAATAGGTAGAATAACTTTTCCTAAAATCTTTCTTTTATCTGATCTTTTTCCAAGTGCTAAGGGATTGCCTTCAGTGTTAGTAGATGTATCAGTTAGAGGTTTTGGTGAATATTCTACTTGTGTAAAAAGAATATGATCTTGTCTAGGATTTAAATTAACTGGATACTTAAGAGCATTAGATCCAGCACCGGGTAATCCTGAATTTGTCCCCCCAACATCTTTTTCAAGTTGTTTTGAAATATCTACAGAGGATTTATCATCTTTTGCTGGACTTTGTGGATTTCCAGCTACAGCTGCCTTTGTTTGTTCTGGTGTTGCCCCTGCTTTTTTAACCGCTTTACTTGCAGAATCTAAAGATGCTTTGCTTAAATTTCCGCCTGGTTGAAGTCCTTTTATTTCAGATGCGCTTAATCCAGAATTTGCTGTTGTTAATGGTTGATTTTCGTTTGTTCCCCTTCCAGTTCCAGGAGTTACCCAAGTTTTTCCACCATCTCTACTGACAGCATAGTCAGGATAACTTGAAGTGCTGGATCCTCCGCGCTGGTTTTGTTGCACTGCCTTTTGGAGTCTGACTTCAGAACTTATTACTTTACCTTCCTTCAAAGTAGGTATAGTTTCTGTTCTGTACTTAACTCCATTCAAAATAAATGGAGAGCTAATCGTGTTTATTTGTCCTGCACCGCTGGAAAATGTTGGGGATGCCACGTTTATGGGAGATTTTTATTTATTTAGACGGAATTTTGCATATCGTATGCTAAGTAAATCATCCAATTCTTCATATCTAACTACATGCAATTTTCCTGCAACCTCTTCCCAAGTATATTGTCTTCCCTGTCTCCAATGAAAATTGATCGCTTTAAATCCCCATCTTTCTAATGATGTGCAAGCAATTAGAGGGTGTTGATCATATTCTATTTCTGGTGTTTTGGGATTGTAAATGAAAGTGTAAAATTTGCCTGGTTCTGGATACAGCACTTCTTCCTTCAATACATCAATAATAATGATCATTAAATCCTCAGGATCTTTTGCTCCAGTTTGATCTATTCTTTTTCTAATTTCTTTGATTCTTGGTGGAATCTTTCCAACGTATTCTCCAAAACCTTGTGCCATTAGCGAATACCTAATTCCTCTTCGGTGATAATTTTAAATTCTAATAATCTATCAGCACACCACTCCACAGCTGCTTTCCATTTTGCTTGATTTACAGCATATGTCTTTGCCTCATAAATGTATGATTTGGTAACTCTGGACTTTTGTTTTGGTGGAGCAGTTTGTTTTTTTGGTTTTACCTCAATTACATATGTTTTAATTTTTCCAGATTGCTCTTGCACTTTGATGATAAAATCTGGATAATATTTGTGTATTCTTCCATCTAAAGGAGAAAGATAAGGAATTGAAAATTCTTCACTCCCCCATTCCAAAACACTTTCGTTGAGATCGCACCAGCGGCAAAATTTTCTTTCCCAACTACTTCTACAAATGATATTATTTGAATCTCCTTTGTATTTTTTTGGATAGGATGGCTTGTACTTGCTTTTTAAACTTTCTGCCATTATCTTTAATACATAATATATAAGTTTAAATATTTATAGATGGCTGCGCCAACCAGAAGAACAGTAGATCAAATAAAAAAAGGAGTTCTGAAACCTGCATTAACAAGTCATTATGAAGTTATTATTTCTCCTCCTCCTGGAGATTTTATAACATATCTTGGAAGAAATGGAGTTAGTTTTAATGCCGAGTCTCAAGACAATTTACAATTAGCTTGTTCTGATGCGATTCTTCCTGGTTCTAATTTAGCAACGTCAGAAATTAATGGAGATTTTGCTGGCGTAACAGAAAGACATGCTCATCGCAGAGTTTATGATGATAGAATAGATCTTTCTTTTTATGTTCAAAATGATGGATATAATATTATCAAATTCTTCGAATCATGGGTGAAATACACTACAAATGAAAGTGTTGCGGGAGAAGATAATAGCATAACTTCGCCATACTTTTATTATCAAATGAAATATCCAAAAGAGTATTATGGCGGGTTGGAAATTACAAAGTTTGAAAGAGATACTTATATTGATCGTTTAACTTATAAGTTTGTTAATATTTTTCCAATAAGTATTGCATCGATGCCAATTTCGTATGATATTGCTAATTTACTAAAGATTACAATTTCTTTTTCATACATTCGTTACTATGTTTCTCAACTTGGAGGGACTCTAAAGAGCCCTTCACCATCAGAAACTTCTAAATTTAGTTCCCTTAATCCAAGTCAACTTGCCGCTATTAATCAAGCGGCATGGGGAGGAAAGAGTGTTGGACTTAATTATGGAGAATACACTACGACTGGTGGAGTATCATTCCCATCATCATCTTCTTCAGGAAACGCTTTTGATGTAAAGTCAAACTTTGGAGGTTCGGCTACACTTAATAAATAATCACACTGAAACACACTATAGGTTATTATGCCATTACCAAAAATTGCTACGCCAACTTATGAGTTGGAATTGCCTTCTACTGGAGAAACAGTTCAATTCAGACCATTCTTAGTTAAAGAAGAAAAACTTCTTGTGATTGCTTTAGAGAGTGAAGACACGAAGCAAATCACGACAGCGATTAAGACAGTCATAAAAAATTGTATCTTAACAAAAAATATTAAGGTAGAAAATTTGCCTACATTTGATATTGAATATTTGTTTCTAAACATTCGTGGCAAGTCAGTTGGAGAGCAAATAGAAGTCAATATTATCTGTCCAGATGATGAAGTAACACAAGTGCTTGTTAAAATTGATATTGACTCCATTCAAGTACAAAAAAATGAGGAGCACACGAATCAAATTCGTGTAGACAAAAATATTATGATGGAAATGAAGTATCCATCTTTAGATCAATTCATTAAATCAAATTTTGATTTTACAAATGAAAATGCAATGGAGCAGTCTTTTGATTTGATTGCTTCATGTATTAGTAAAATTTATACAGAGGAGGAGGTTTGGGCTGCTTCTGATGTAACCAAGAAAGAACTTAGTGATTTCCTGGATCAGATGAATTCAAATCAATTCAAACAAATTGAAAGTTTCTTTGAAACAATGCCCAAATTGTCTCATAAAATCAAGGTAAAAAATCCCGACACTAATGTAGAAAGCGAAGTTGTTCTAGAGGGGCTAGCAAGTTTTTTCGCATAGCCCTAGTCCACATGGATCTTGAGAACTATTTTCGTCTTAATTTTTCATTAATGCAGTATCATAAATATAGTTTGACAGAACTTGAAAATATGATTCCTTGGGAAAGGGATATCTATGTTGAATTATTAAAGCAACATATTGAGGAAGAACAAACTAAACAGCAAGCATCTAATGCCCAATTCTTCTAATGTAAAAGAGACGATAGATTCAAGAATTCTAAGGCTATTGGGGCTAGAAGATGTATTCGACCTTGATTATGATACGTACTTAATTCTTTTAAAAGAAGCAATAGTAAAAAATTCTTTTGGAAAAAATAAACTTCCAGATGAAGAACTGGCTCTTCTTGCCAATGAGAGGAAAAGAATAAGAGGAAAATCTGGTAGATTTAAAGTTAAAAATAAAAAAATAAATACACAATCTTTTGGTATTGGAAAAGTAAAAATTGTACCCAAAAAGATTCAAAGTGAAAAATTACTTCCAGGAACTCAAACACAGTCATATCTTCCTGGAGGAGAATTATCTCCTATTGCTGCTGGTTCAACTTCATATCTAAAAGATATATCAGAATCTATTGGGAACATTATAAAAATTTTGAATTCAAGTATTCAGTTAGAAAAGAAAAGTGCAGAAAAGAAACGATTAGAAAAAGAAAAGTCAAAGAGAGAGGGGGAAGAATCTAAACTAGAAAAAGGATTTTCACTAGTCAAAAAAGCTGTATCTAAAGTAATTGCTCCTGTTAAAAACATTTTATCTTCAATTATTGACTTTTTTATGAAGATGTTTTTGGGGAGGGTGGTTTACAAACTTTTAGAATGGTTAGCTGATCCTAAGAATCAAGATAAGTTGAAATCTGTTTTTAGATTTTTAGGAGATCATTGGTCTAAATTATTAAGTCTCTACATTATGTTTGGAACTTCTTTTGGGAAGTTTGCTAGAGGTTTAATTTCAATTGTCATTAAAGGTGGAGCAGCACTTGCTAGGGCTACAGCTGTTCTATTAGCTAAAGCAGGTATTGGAAAAGCAGGAAAAGTTGCAGGATTTCTTGGTGGTAAATATGGAAAACTTGCTGTTGCGGGATTAGAAGCAGCAACCACTGTAGGAGCTACAATGGCTCTAAGTGGGGGACTTGAGAGTTTTGGTGGAATAGGAAATGATTCTAAAGAAAAACCCACGATACCTAAATTTGCAGGTGGTGGATTTGCAGATTTAGGATCTCTATTCAAGATGGGATCTAACAATATGATTGGATCTTTGAGTGAAATGCTTGGATTTGATAGATTTAGAGAACAAACTGCTGGATTAATAAATGGACAGAAAGGAATAGATAAAATTCCTGCAATGTTAACTGATGGTGAGTTTGTAATGTCTCGTGGGGCAGTTCAGAAGTATGGAGTTAATACCCTGGAGGCAATGAATGCTGCAGGCGGTGGAACTAACAAACCTAAGATGTTGAGCGGCACTGTATATGCTCAAGGTGGTGGGATGGTTGGAGAAAGTCCAGATCTCAAAGAAAAACCACCAGAACGTGGGTTAAGACCTAATGTAGATGATGTCACCAAAACTTCACAATCAAACTT